TCTCCTTACACATATGGCGGAATTTAGCTCATGGCTAATGCTTGAGCAAGGAGAATTTAGCTTTGCGCACATTTAGCACTGAGCTAAACGCTGGCATTCTTCGCACCATGGATATCTACGAAATTCGCAAGCACAACCTGGTCAAGCTGATTGGCAGCCAGAGAAAGGGATCCTGCGCGGAGCGCTGGGGGATGGCGCCTGCGCACCTGAGCCAGATCCTTTCGGACAAGACGGCCAAGAACCTGGGCGACGACGTAGCGCGCCGGATTGAGGAAGTGGAGAAATTGCCGCGAGGCTGGTTCGACTCAATTCCTGCAAGTGATTACGCTCAGCCGCACGGTGAGGCCGTGGACAGCAAGCTGTCTGCTGCCGACCTGGTAAAACAGATGCTCGCGAAAAGCGGGAAAGGTATTCCAGAGGAGACGCGGCAGCGGTTGCTGGCTGCCGCCGAGGCGCCAGTCGATGGTGAGCCTGGCGACGTCAGCCTTGTGAAAGCTGATATGAATCGGCCAGGACTGGTGGGCGATGAGGTGTGGATCGCTCACTATGACGTCCGCGGCGCCATGGGCGGCGGTGAGGTGACTCATGATTTCCCGGAAATGCTCCAAGATGTCCGCGTCAGCCCTAAGCACCTGCGCGAGCTCGGTGTCGAGTTCAAAGAGCACTACCACCTGAAGCTAGTCACCGGCTGGGGCCAGTCGATGGCACCCACGATCAAGAGCCGCGACCCGCTCATCGTCGACGTGAGCATTCGCGAATTTGTAGGTGACGGGATCTACTACTTCTCTTGGGGCGGGCACGAGTACATCAAGCGCCTGCAGATCGCTGACGAGGATTACTTTGAGATGATCTCAGACAACCCGCAGCACAAGGATCGGATGATCCGCCGGGAAGAGACGTACATCCAAGCCCGGGTGCTGTTGGTCTGGAACGCACATCTGGTGTAGCCATGCCCCTAACCAAACCCAACAGCAGCTGCGCCGCGACCTTAAGGATGCTGCCTTCGCTTCGGAAAGCGCCGCGCTGGAGCTCTTCCATAAGGCCAAGGCGGTGAGGAATCTCAGGTCCTGGAGGCGATGAAGCGCGTCGGCGAGCTGCATGAGCTAGCCGATCGGTTGGTGGGGTATGGGGATGAGGTGAAGGCAGCAAGGATCTGCAGAGAAGCTGTGGGTAAAGTAGGCTAGTGTCCGCCTTTCGAGCGACACAAACACGGACGAGGTGTGTCTAATTGGCGATAGTTGACGAAATCGCGAAGCTTAGCGCTCGCGCAAAGAAAGACTGCTACGTCTATGTCGGAGGCATTAGCAGGAATGGGTATCGAGAAATAAGCGACCACTTCAGGAAAAAGACCTTCCCTGAGGCTTACCTATTCCTAGCTACTTACGGCGGGGATCCTGACGCCGGGTTCCGCATAGCACGAGGGCTTAGACACCATTACGACAAGCTAACCATCATCGTCCCGTCCTACTGCAAGAGCGCCGGCACGCTTTTGGCTATCGGCGCGGATGAGCTCGTTATTTCCGACTTGGGTGAGCTTGGGCCTTTGGATATGCAATTGAAAAAGCCGGATGAGCTTTTTGACATGTCATCGGGCTTGGACATTACCCAGGCAATGGCCTTCCTTCGAACCCAGTCAACAGATATCTTGAAATCGACGCTTGTCGACCTCAAGGTTGATCTAGAAGTGACGACAAAGCTTTCGGCGGAAATTGCGACAAAAATGGCGCATGGGCTAGTGTCACCCATCTATGCACAAATCGATCCTTATAAAATCGGCGAATCGCAGCGAGCGATATCAATAGCTTTTGCCTATGGAAAGCGGCTGAACGATAAAATCAAGAATCTAAAATCTGACGATTCCCTTCGCTCACTTGTCCTCGACTACCCGTCACACGGGTTCGTAATCGACCGTAAGGAGGCATCCAACGTGTTCAAAAACGTTCGAGCCCCAAACGAAATGGAACAAGCGGTCGTGGATGAAATCTATGATGTGTGCAAGAATCCAACTGGTGGACCACTGGTCTTCCTGATACCCCCTTCTTCTGATGATGACAACCTTGAAGGCAATGAAAATGCTGAAAATGGAACAGATAGAAAATCTGCTCAAGACAGCTCGCCAGAGCGATCAGGCGAGCTCGCTGCAGAGCCTGATGCGCGAAGTAACCAAGGATCAGATCAAAGCAGCCAACCAATATCCGATTCCCAAAGCGAATAATCACTCCAGGCCTCACGCCTGCGCTTGAGATTAACTGGACTTTGAAAGCCCGCTTCGGCGGGCTTTTTCATGCCTTCACGCTTTTTTTACGCCTATCACTGCACAGTGAAGGCTCATCCGATTCCCTACGTTAGCCCGCATAGCAGTGCGGGCTTTTCTTTGCCTGCGTGATGGCTGATGGCTGATGGCTGATGGCTGATGGCTGATGGCTGATGGCTGATGGCCAGAATGTTAGGATGGCTACTCAATTCACAGAGAGGTCGCCATGCTTCACCATATCCACCGATTCCTTCTCGCCGCGGTCGTCGTCGTCCTCGCTGGATGCGCCGGCACCCCCTTCACCTTCGGCCAGGCCAGCCAGGTCAAGGTCGGTATGACCGAGGACCAGCTGTACGAGATCATGGGCAACCCCTACATGGTGACGTCCAGGGACGAAGGCCAGATGTGGGTCTACTCCCATGCGACGGCCTTCGGCGGCGCCAAATCCGTGTCTTTTGAGACAAAGGATGGAAAGGTGACCAAGGTCCCCTACATCCCGAAAGACTTCATCGCGAAGCCAAGCCCTGATGAATAATGCGATGCAGAGACGCTGAAGCCCGCCAATGAGCGGGCTTTTTATACCAATTAGAATGGTGCAGCCTCCTTCTCCAGGGCCTCCTCTTTGTCGCGTTCAGCGAAGAAGTCGTCCCGCTCCTCGTTGGCCTGGAGCTCCCACCTGACCGTCACGCTCCCGTCGTCGTTGAACGTCAGATCCAGCTCCGGCGTTTCAGCGAGCAAGCCCATCACCTCTTCCCATTCAGCTTCGCCGTCCGTGTCCAGGCGATGGATCGTCACCCAGCGCTGCGTCTGCGCGAGCGGGTGGTTGATCATCGATGATACTCGAAGCCCCAGCCGCTCTACTCCGGACATTTCATGGCGCTGCTGCGGTGCCGCATTCTTGTGCTTGGACATAGCTCCCTCCTTCGTAGCTGTATATTCGTACAGTAATTTCAGAAGCATAGCTTAGTGCTAAATCCGAGGTAAAGACCCGTAGCGCGAATTCTTCGGTTAGGTGTGATTTGTCGCCCAGCGAAATTTATTTAGCTCAAAGCTATTGACTAAGCTTTAGCTCCTGGCTAAATTCATCCCATGCAGTCACTCACTAGGGACTGCAAAGGCCCTCACTGGCCGCCGCTCTTTAACAGCCAGCGCCATGCCCGACTACCCGGCCCCGCCGGTTAGGTCACTCCCGGCTCCATCGGTGGGAGGTCAGTAAACCGATGAACAAAACCGCACTTGCCTCTACCGGCGACCGGCGATCCGACAGGCCCGAAAGCCTGCCCACGCGCAGCCCACTGCGACGGCGGACGAGGTGTTGACCGAACTGAGTGAATGACCTGGTAAGCGGGTGCGGAGAAAGACAGAACGATGTAGTGATGCCGTCTCGATGAGGCGGCATTACTCAGCATCACCTGAGCCCACTCGAAGAGCTGGCTGAGGGATGCGAGCACGCATCCAGGCAGTAAAGGCAATCGTGCCAGACCATGATTTTTATCGTCAGGAGACATACCCATGACCGTAAACATCAGCAATCTAACGATCACGACCCCAGTGGCCACTTCATCCACCAACCCCGTAGCTCTTGAGCTCAGCGGCGCCGAAGCGATCGCTCAGTACCCAAGCGTGGTGACTGTCCTGGCCGATGGCTCAGTGCAGTTTTCGGCGCCCACCAAAGGCGCATCAAGTAAGAGCACTCACCGCACGCGCTGTGAGTGGAAAGAGCCCAACTACTGGTCTTTGGCCAGCGCAGCCGAGCACATCAACATGCAGGAAATGACGCTGACCAAAGTCAACTCCGCGCAGAAAGTGGTGATCTCGCAACTACACGTAAAGGACGATGACAGCCCGCCAGTGAAGGTCTTCTGGAGCAAAGGCAACATCACCCTGGGATTCCGCGAAACGTTCAACCAGGCCACGCCGATAAACACCACGCTGCTCAAAGGCGTGCCCCTGGGAGCGAAGTTCACCGTCACCCTCCGCGTGCTCGCCTCGGGCGCCTTGACCGTGATCGCCAGTTGCAATGGCAAGGCCGGGTCGTCCGGCAGTCTCCACATGGACAGTTCCTGGCGCTCATCGCTGCTGAACTTCCACGGCGGCGTTTACAACCAGGTCGATTACACCGACGCCACTCCAGCTGACGACGGCTCAATCTGCATCGTGAGCGACCTAGCACTCACCCATACGTAATCTGCTGGCACGCCAGCATGCAGGCGAATCCGGGGCCTACCCGGCCAGACCAGATGCTTCCCGGGCGGCTCCGGGCGCCTGCACCCTTCCCTTCACTTCGACCGCATTGGCAGGCGCCAGGCCACCTTTCACGGTGGGTTTGGTCACCCGCGCCTGGCTCCTGGCCAATGCGGCCGCACAACCACCAGGAGGACGCCATGGGCGCACTTCGAGCAGCACAATGGCAGTACGACAACCAGTTGCCTCCGGCGGTGAGCGAAAGCCCGGCGGAAGAAGCTGAGCAAATCTGGATCGACGACGGCATCGCTGAGCTGATGGCGCGCCGCGACTTCGTGTTTCAGCGCCGCCTGCGGCCGCAGCAGGGTGTCACCTTCGAGCGCTTCGCCCAGGCGGTTGATGAGTTCGTGATGGGCCAGTTGGGCCAAACAGGCATAAGCGGTTCGGTTCTGGGCCGGCTGGTCCTGGCCGCGCGGTGTAAATCATCCGGCGACGCGGCTGCCGCAGCGGACGAGGCTATGAACGTGCCAAACCCTGAATCCATGCTGCAGGAGATCGCCCGGACGCTGCTCAAGCCCTTCGCGAAAGAGGGAGTGTTGGCCCAGGCCGAGGACGCGCAATGAGAAGCCCGCACGTCCTGATTGATGAAGAGCTCGACGCCCTGGCACACCCCGGCACCGACCTGAGCTGGCAAGTGATGGTGCAGAAGCTCCTCACCGAAATGCTGGCCGATCAGCGCATCACCATCGAAGAGTTCAACCACTACTGCGGGCGCCTCAACAAGATTGTTGATGGGCGCAAGGAGGTTGCGTGATCAAGATCGACTGGCGCATGGCGCCTGAATGGGCAGACGGCCACGGCCTGATCTCCTGGCAAGGATTCACCGAAGTCTGGATCAGCGCCGATCAGTATGCGGTGGTTGGTCGTGAAGGCGGGCCTTACCCATGGGGTGGCGAAGGCCTACCGCCGGTTGGAGCCGACTGCGAATACTTCGACGGCGGCGAATGGATGCGGTGCGAGGTGGTGGCCCACCGCAACAACGCTGCAGTCGTTCTGAGCGATTGCTATGAGCCTGCTTTCGTTTCCCGGCAAGACCTTCGCCCCATCCGCACGGCCGAGCAGATAGCTGCAGAAGAACGCGAGAAGGCCATCAAGCAAATGATCTCGGACACCCACATTCTCGCCGGGACCATGTCCAATCGACGCCTGATGGCTGAGCAGCTCTTTGACGCTGGCTACCGCAAGCAGGAGGCATCATGACGACGCCAATGGTGAAAACGCTCATCGAAGAGCAGATCGCCGAACTCCCCGAGGCTCAGGCGATGCCAGCCGACCGGGTGCTGATGCTGTTCAAGGGCCCGACATTCGCCGCAGCGGTGAATGAGGCGGCGCTGGCCAGCATCGAGAACCCGCAGGCCTGGAAATGCCGAGCCTGCATTTGCGGCGAGTGGACGGTCGGCTATGAGGTTCGGGCTTGACCTCTTACCGGCGGGCCCGTCGCTTTGTCACCTGGCGCGGCTCCTTCATCGCCCTCACCTTCTGCACCGGCTGGCTCCTCCTGAGCGCCCTGGCTGGCTCCATTACCCAATAACCAACTTGTCAGCGCCCACCGCCTGGAGGCGCGGGAGATTCGTATGTCCGCAGAAAAAGAACTGATCGTCGCTCCTCCACAGGAAACAGCCCTGGCGTTGTACAGCGCTGAAAAGGGCCTTGAGCCTTGGCTGCAGCAGATCCGCGTGAAGATCGATGAGTTCCTGGCTGTGGTGCCAGACCTCAAGACCGTCAAGGGCCGCAAAGAAATCGCTTCCATGGCCTATGAGGTTGCGCGCACCAAGACAGCAATCGAAAACAAGGGCAAGGAGCTATCTGCCGAGCAAAAGAAGGTTCCAGCCCGCATCGATGCTGAGCGGAAGCGGGTTTGGGACATTCTCGAGTCCTGGCAGAAGGAAGTGCGCAAGCCCCTAGATGACTGGCAGGCCGCTGAGGATGCCCGAATCGACCGCCACAACGACGCCATCAGCCGCATGAAGGACCTGGCCTCAGAGCTGGGCAGCTTGGATTCCGAGCAGCTGCAGGCGCGCCTCAGCGAGCTATCCGCGTTCCAGTTGGGGGAAGCGTGGGAGGAATTCGAGGCTGAGGCAGCTCGGACCAAAGAGGCTTCGCTGAATGCAGTGCAGGCCGCCTTGGTCGCCCGCCAGAAGTACGACGCCGAGCAGGCTGAGCTGGCCCGCCTGCGCCGCGAAGCAGACGAGCGCGCCGAGCAAGACCGCATCCGGCTGGCACAGGAGGCCGCCGTCGAGGCTGAGCGCCAGCGTGTGGCCCAGGAGCAGCAAGCCGAGCGCGACGCAGCCGCCAAGCGCGAGCAGGAGCTAAAAGACCAGGCAGCCGCCCAAGAGCGCGAAGCCGAGAACCAGCGCCTGCAGCTCAAATTGCAGGCCGCGCAAGCGGAGCGCGCCAGGGAGCAGGCCGAAGCTGACCGCATTGCTACCGAGCAGCGGATGGAGCAGGAGCGCCAGGCAGCCGCCCGCCGGGAAGAGGAAGCCGCCGAACAAGCCCGCGAGGACGAACGCCGCCGCGCCGATGCAGCTGCCGCCGAGATCGTGCGTCAGCAGGAAGCTCGCGAGCGAGACGAAGCGCACCGCCGAGCCATCAACCGCGCCGCCCTTGACGCCTTCGTTGCCGGCGGCATGACCGAGGAATGCGCCAAGCAGGCCATCACCCTGATTGCCCAGCGCAAGATCCCGAACATCGCCATTTCCTACTGAGGTATGCCATGAGCGCCACAGCAATCGCCGAGCACCGTGAGTCTCGCCAAATTTCCGCAGCTGCGGCCACCCCGGAAGCCACCGCCATGCTGACCATGGTGCAGCGCGCCGCGACGGATCCCTCGTTCGACACCGAGAAAATGCAGGCCATGATGGCGATGTACGAGCGGTACACCGACCGGTCTGCCGCCGCCGCATTCAACGCCGCGATGGTGCGCGCCCAGTCCGATATCGGGCCGGTGTTCCGCGACAAGTACAACAGCCAGACCAACAGTTCCTACGCAGCCCTGGAGTCGATCGACAAGAAGATCGCCCCAACCTACACGCTGCACGGCTTTTCCCTCTCGTTCGGTACAGATGACAGCCCGCTGGCCGGGCACATCCGCACCGTCTGCGACTGCATGCACGAGGCCGGGCACACAAAGCGCTACCACGTCGACCTGCCAATCGACTCGACCGGCATCAAGGGCAGCGTCAACAAGACCGGTGTGCACGCCAATGGGTCAACCTACAGCTACGCCCGGCGCTACCTGACCATGATGATCTTCAACGTCGTGCTGACGAACGAAGACAACGACGGGAACGGCGGCGGTGAGCAACCCCAAAGCCTCGGGGAGCTTATGAATGAATGGATCCCTAAGGCTTACGCCGCTGACTCCAAAGACTCGCTCACGGCGGTCTGGCAGGCGGGCGTCAAGTTCGCCCAGGACCTAAAGGCCACTGACAAGAAAACGGCCGACGAGCTCTACGAGGCCTTGAAGGTAGCGGTTAGCGCTCGCGGCTCGCAGCTCAGCGCAGCCCCACAAGCAGGAGCAAGCCAATGATCATCGTCAATTGCACTCAGGGCTCGCCAGAGTGGCTGCAGGCCCGCGCCGGTGTGATCACCGCCAGCATGTTCAGCACCGCCCGCTCCAAAGTGAACGGGCTCACCTCACAGCAGCGCACATACGTCGACGCCATCCTGGCCGGACACAGCGAAGCAAAGGCGCGTGATCTGGCCGGCTACAAGGCTCCGCCAAAGGCCGAAGTGGTTCAGCGGGCCATAGAAGGAGAGAAGGTAGGCGAGCCCTCTAATGCCGCCCTCACCTACGCCTTCGAGTTGGCGGTCGAGCGTATTGGTGGCGCCCCGCTCGATGGCGGGTTCGAGACCTGGCAGATGCGCCGCGGCCACGAACTGGAGCCGGAGGCCCGGATGGAGCACGAAATCCAGACGGGCCTGATCGTCACGCAGGTCGGCTTGGTCAAAACAGACGACGGCTCGTTCGGCGCCAGCGCGGACGGCTTCATCGGCGAAGACGGCGGCAGCGAGTACAAGTGCTTCCTGGCGCCGGACAAGCTACGCGCCTTCCACATCGACAATGACGCCAGTGATGTCATCGACCAGGTGCAGGGCTGCATGTGGATCACCGGCCGGAAGTGGTGGCACATCGGGATGTACTGCCCCCTCCTCAAGCCCGTTGGGCGCCAGCTCTGGTGGCGTGAGTTCAAGCGCGATGATGACTACATCGAACTGCTTGAGCAGGACCTGTGGGAATTCAAACTGCTCGTCGACGGCTTTGAAAAACAGCTTAGGAGCAAAGCAGCATGAAGGGTGTCAACAAAGTCATCCTTGTCGGCACGTGTGGCCGGGACCCGGAAATCCGCTATTTGCCGAATGGTACCGCCGTCGCCAACGTCAGCTTGGCTACCAGTGAGTCCTGGAATGATCGGCAGACCGGCCAAAAGGTGGAGAAGACCGAATGGCACCGGGTGGTGCTGTTCGGCAAGGTCGCGGAAATCGCAGGTGAGTACCTGCGCAAAGGCTCCCAGTGCTACATCGAGGGCAAGCTCAAGACCCGCGAATGGGAGCAGGACGGAATCAAGCGGTACGCCACGGAGGTGAACGTCGACATAGGCGGCACCCTGCAGCTTCTTGGCGGCCGGCCTGACAACCAAGGCGGCGGCCAATATCAACAACAGCGCCCCCCTCAACAGCAGCGGCAACAGCATCAGCAGCCTCGCCAGCAATACAACTACAACGCGAATGACAACTACGGACAACAGAGTCAGCAGTCCGCGCCGCCGGACAACTTCGACGACGATATCCCGTTTGCCCCGCTCCACGACCTGGTTGGTGCGTAGCCATGGGCAAAAGCGGCGAGCATCCCAGCGTTTACTACCTTGGCCGGGAATGCCGCCGCAACGGAGGCGGCAAGCTGGCCAATCCATTCACCCCCAACACGATTCACGGTTCCTGGTTCCTTGCCGGCTGGAACGACATGGATATGGAGCTATCGCATGAAAATGAAACGCGCCCTGCAAAGACACAGGCGGCGTGAGCAGTTCAACCTACCGCCCAGCGGATTGAAGGAGGTGCCGTATGGCGATGACACCGAAGGAGCGCGACAAGAAACGGCGAGAGAAGGCCGAGCGCCTGCAGGAAGAAGACCTGCGCTTGAAGGTTCGACCAGGGACTAAGCAGGCCCTGCTGGACCTGATGGAGTGGGCCGGGATAGAGGAACAGGGCGAGGCGATGACGCTGATGATTCATCACCTGCATGGGCTTGGCCCGGGCGGTGCGCTGCCGCTACTGGAACCTCCGCGCCACGAAATAACGGTTTCGCCGTCTGTGGCGCGAAAGCTTGAGAATTTTAGGGCACGAGAGGCGCTCAGAATATCAGCAGAAAATTAGGATGCGATCGGCGCCCCAGCCTTAGTAACAGCAGTCTCCGTCAGCTTCGATAGGAGGTCCGCCGGGCCGATGTTCCGGCCATAGCTGTTTTCGATGACATCCCACGGCAAGTTTTCTTCGCTGCGAAGGCGACCATCCTCGTCGTAGATTCCAATGAACGCGCCGTCGACTTGACCCTGGAACAGCCCAACGCTCACGGTCGAGTAATGGCCATTTCCATGCTTGTGTTCGTGGCGTTCAGCCGCTGGATACTTTTCGAAGAACTGGAAGAAACCCGCCTGACGCTGCTGCATACACGCTCCTTGATCCGGCCCCATGCCGGTCACCCGTAATACCCCATCCCAAACCAAATTGCCACCATGCCGCGACCCAGGTAGGGCCTCGCGCACCCAGGAGAAACACATGAAGGTCGACACCGAAGTCATGGCGCTGCTCAGCGCTGCACGCACCGATGGCAACAAGCTGTACATCACTGCCGGCCAGCTGGATCGTGGCCTGTATGCCCGCCTGGACAAGACCATGAAGGCTGCCGGCGGCAAGTGGAACACCAAGGCCAAAGCGCACCTGTTCGCCGATGACGCCGCCGAGGCGATCGAGGACATCATTCTCACCGGCCAAGTTGCGGTACCGCAGGATTTTGGATTCTTCCCGACGCCTGGCCCGGTCGTTGACCGGCTGCTTGAGTTCGCGCAGCTGGAGAAAGGTATGTCAGCTCTGGAGCCTTCTGCCGGTCGCGGCGCTATCGCGAGCACCCTGGCTATTGCAGGCCTGGAAGTCGACTGCGTTGAGCTGCTGCCGGATAACGCCAAGCACCTGGAGCAACTTCCATTCCGCTCAGTAAAGTGCGCCGACTTCCTCGGCATCGCGCCAGCGCCCATCTATGACCGTGTCGTGATGAACCCACCGTTCGACAAGAAGCGAAGCGACATTCACCACGTGCTGCACGCGCTGAAATTCCTCAAGCCGCGCGGCCTGCTGGTGGCTATCATGCCCACCGGCGTGATCTTCCGCGAAGACGCCCTATCCCGTGGCTTCCGAGGCATCGTCTCAGCGCGCAGCGGCAGCATCGTTAACCTGCCTGACGCCTCGTTCAAGACCTCGGGCGCCATGGTCAATACCTGCGTCGCGATCATCTCCGCCTGACCCTTCGGCGCTGCCCGCCAGCGGGTCTCAACTACATAACAAACGGATGCTTAATAACCTGAATTGACGGACCATCGGACTCATCAAAATAATGTTCTACTTTGAACGCTTGCGCACCACTTGAACCGTTGATTCGCTTGTACTTTATATTTATTTCCGCATCATTTTCATTTAGATCAGCGTAGAAGCCGGAGGAATCACCACTAAAAAGTGGTTGCAAAGTGAAGCCGTGCCGAGTCACTTCAGCGATAGTTACTTCCACTTCGATTGACTCGCAATAATGTCCTAGATTTTTCAGTGTGAAACTATCATAATTATCACCCTCCAGCTCCCTGCTCCCGTTGTGCGTCAATTTCAGCAGCGGCTCCAAAGATCTTTCATGATTACTAAGGCTAAGCTTCTGAGATTCAACCATCTCCGTTTGCTGTTCAACTGAGGACTTTAGTTCATCTGCCTGCAATAATAAAGCTCTAGTACCCTGCTTAAGCTCAGTGCCCTGCTGAAAATATCCAAAAACAAGCCATGCGAGAGCGAGCGGCCCAAATGCTCCCGCGAGAAAGTCTCCAAGCTCATTCAAGGGGAGCGAAAACAGTTCATCTACCCTAAACAAAACAGTAGCAGTGAAAAAATACAAATACACAGCTGTAGAGATTAACGCTAGTAGTGTCCTTAAGCTCATTCACCATCACCTCATCCAATTCCCGCAATATACCGGCAAGGAGCTACTATGCCCAATCGAATCGTCTGCCAGTTCAGTTGCGGCGCCGCTTCGGCGGTGGCCACCAAGCTAGCCCTAGCAGAGTACAGCAGCACACACGAGGTGCAGATCATCAACGCGTTCGTCGCCAATGAGGAAGCCGACAACCGCCGGTTCGCCCAGGATTGCGAAGCTTGGTTCGGCCAGCCGATCACCGTCCTGCGCGACGAGAAGTACGGCGCCGATGCTCATGAGGTGTTCCGCCGCGAGCGTTACATGAAAGGCCGGACCGGAGCCCCGTGCACGAAAATCCTGAAACGTCGCCTGCTCGACACGTGGAAACAGCCTGGTGATGTGATGGTGTTCGGCTACACCTCCGAAGAGGCCAACCGCCTGGAGGACTTCCGCGAGCGAAACCCAGACCGCCCGGTAATCGCCCCGCTGATCGACCGCGGCCTAGGAAAGGACGACTGCAAGGCCATCCTGCTGCGCGCTGGCATCGAGCTGCCGCTGATGTACCGAATGGGCTACGAGAACGCCAACTGCATAGGCTGCGTGAAGGGTGGCGAAGGCTACTTCCGGGCCATCCGCCAGGACTTCCCGGAGCAGTTCGAGGCGCTCTGCGCCATTCAGGACGACCTTGGCGAAGGCTCCTACCTGTTCCGCAACCGCACAACAAATGTGCGCTTCTCCCTCCGCGAGCTGGGCGATGGCCCGGTTCGCCGCAACGAGAAGATCCCCACCTGTTCGTTCTTTTGCGAATTGGCGGAGGCTGACCTTGCGGGTACTGGTACAGATTAGCGCTACCTGACCATAATGCTATAGAGCCCTTCATGACTGCATCTTCAATCGACGGTGCTCAATCCGATGGCAGTTCGCACAAAGACAGCGAAGGTCCTCGAGAGTTGTTTTGTGGTTATCGTCCATTTTGGCAACGTGAACTGCATGGTGATGAACCTCTATGCACGCCTCGCCAAGCTCTCCATAAATCTCACTAGGATCGACGTGGCAATTCTCGCAAAACAATTTTCCGTGCTTACGACGAAACTCAGCTTTTTTGGCATTGGAAAGACCAGCGGCCCGCTCTCTTCGAAGGTGATGCACCAGACCACGATAACCCTCTGCCCACACCCGATCTTCGCTAGCCGGAGGTAGATCCACTAGCTTAACTTCGACCCCTTTCGGCACCACTCTATAACCAGCTCCCTCTAAGAGGTCGAAGCAAACAGTCCCAACGCCTGCGGTGAAGTGTACTGGTCTAACGGTAAACCCCAGAGCGGCGGTTGCCGCTAGTCCGAAAACCTGTTTAGGGGCGAGGCGAACCCCCTCGTCCACTAGAAGATCGTAATCGGTTGAAGGCCCGAAATTTTCAGCTGTCCCTCCCTCAAGTAGTACCTGTACGGCTTGCCAGATATGTTCCGAGGTCACCTTACGTAACTGATCAGCTGGCAACCGTCCTTCGATGGGACTATGAGTGCCCAGTAAAGAGTTCGATAACCGTTGCGTGGCTTCGACTTCAGGATTGGTGACGGATAGCAGACTCAAAATTTTTTTAGCAAGCATTGGGGAGACACTCGCTAGATACGAACCCTGGTTCGCATCTCCATTTTCTTGTACAGGCGAATACTTCCTCGGAAGAAATTCAATCAAACCGCTCATATGCGGTTTGAGCACTAGTGGGTGATCTAAAGCAAACCACTCGATCGGCACCATCCAGCCGAGATCGTCCCAGTACTCGGCAGCTTGACAATGGCTATCTGGGATCGGTTCTTCCCGGTGTTCACCAGATGCAATACCAATCGCTTTAATCTCCTGCCTGGCAAAAGAAATCACAACATCTCCAGCCCTCACACGTGTAAGGCTGTCATAACCCAGATTGTATATATTTCTTTTCTTCGCTTTTGGGGACCAGATATACCCGCCGACATGCTCATCTTTGTAAGTTTGCTTGTGATTCACCCACCAAAATCGGCGCGGCACCTCACCGTTGATCACATATCGCACAATGTCCCTGGACGTCGAGGAACGATTACTACTCTTACCGTCGGGAAGCAGGCAGCGGATCGACACTCCTAGCAATGCCTGCTCGACTAAATCCTCAAGGCTATAAATCTTTAAATCAAACGCCTTCTCATTTCCTCCATCTGGATAGGCTCGATAGGAACGCTCACCAGTCGCAGCATCTAGTTGAAAAATTGGCCGAATCGCTCGCCCTTCCCAATCTTCGAAGTAGAAATCGGATGAGACAAGCATTGACTGACCTACAGCCATTGTTTTGGGATCAGACATCCTTGCAACTCCATGAACATGAATTGCACCAAGATATCATCCGACTTCGTTAGCACGAAACCGAGTGCGATTCTTACTAAACAACGGCGCGCTTTTTCCAGCCGGGAGTACATCCGTACTCTTTCACTGAAAACCCTCTCCCCTCTATTCACTGCCGCGATAATGGCGGCCAAGGAAGAAGTCATGCCTGAAGAAAAGCAACCGATTCAGCCGATAGCGGTTGAGCGTGATGAGCACGGATTCTGGACGCACCCAGCCTGGCCATCCACAGACGAGGAGTTGATTCCCTATGCCTGGTTCTATGATCGCGGCTTGGACGTGAAGCAGGTTGAGTTTGAGTACGACGCGTCCGAAACCCTGCAGGCAGCCTGGTACCACGACGGAACGGCAGATTGCACCAGCTGGAACCCTACGCAACCGGCGGGTGATGGCTGGTTCATCTTCTCCATCCATGACACCGAGGATGGCCCGATCTGCGTGTGGGTTCGCCACAAGGTGCAGCCATGAGACTGAAACAGTATCCGCTCGACATACAGAGCGTCGGCAGCGACACCTACATCGCTATGAGCAAGGGTCACCACGACCTTGAGGCGTTCATGGCTGAGGCCGTGAAGGAGTGCCCGGGCTGGTTCCTGGGCGGCCCGCAGCACAAATGGTGCAAGACAGTACCGGATCGCTCGGGTGAATTTGCGCACCGATACGTGTTCGTCGAGGAAGGCACGCCAGGCGCATGGCCAGCGACCTACTGCTGGGAGTTCGGCGAGGGCTACAAACACTACAACGCCGAGGTGCAGCCATGACCCGCCTCGCCCTCTGCCTCCTGCTGCTGGCCACCGGCGCCAGCGCAACCGAGAACGTCATCGACGTGCAGCACGACAGCCAGCGCGGCGTCACCTGCTACCTGCTCAACGGGGTCGGCATCAGCTGCATCCCCGACAGCCAGCTGCAGGCCGGCAACCAGCGCCAGCTCTCCCCGCACGAAACACAACCCGAACCTACACCCGCACTGGCGCCTGGGCGCTGGATTGATGAGAGGTATTCGATGTGAGCAAGACAGTCATTTTGACCGGGAAGGC